GGATGGTCTGACGGCGGCGGCCGAGCTGCTCATCTTCGACGCTCTGTCGCGCGCGGGCGGCCGGCTGATCACACGGGAGAACCGGGGCCAGTTCACGTCCACCCCGAAGCACGAACTGCACACGGTCATCGCGGCGGCCGGACGGGACGAGCTGCTCGACGGCTCGTTCCAGTTCGTCAAGCCTGTGGCTGACGCGTTCGGCGTCTCGCCCGGCCTGTTCAACATGATGCTGACCGAATACACCCGTGCGCTCCTGAATGAGGGTGCGCTTCACGACCGTGAGCGGCTGCGTGAGCGTCTCTCCCTGGTACTGACCGGGGTCCACCGGTGACCATCCCACCCGATGACGGGCTACCCCAGCGGTTGCGGGCGGAGGCGTTCATCCGCGAGGGCGAGCAGCGGGTGGCGCGGACGTGGTTCCGGTCGCTGACCCGCTGGCTCGACCGCGTCCGCCCCGCCGTGGTGCGTGGCGACACGATGGATCCGGCGCGCGTCTCCGACCATCAGCAGTTCTGGACGGAGCAGGTCAACGTCGAGGTCATGCCCGTGGTGGATGGGATCCTGCGCCGGGCTGCGCGCCGGGTCCGCACGCAGGGTGTGCCGGAGGGTGACCCGTGGGTGTCGACGTACCTCAACGAGACCGGCAACCGGCTCGTGCGCCTGCCCGACGAGGTGTACGGGCTGATCGTCGCCGAGCTGGAGCGCGGGATCCGTGAGCAGGAGTCCATCCCGGACATCGCGAAGCGGGTCGAGGTGGTGCTGACGGCTACGGGGTCGGAGCGGTGGCCGAACCGGGCGGTGACGGTGGCGCGGACGGAGACGCTTGCGGCAGTGAACGCGGGCGTGTTCCGGTCGGCGGAGTTGGACGCGCAGCAGCGCGGGGATCCGGCGCCGTTCAAGCAGTGGATCGCCACGGCCGACCCCAGGACGCGGCCGACGCACAGGGAGGCGGACAAGCAACGCACCCTGCTCCGGGAACCCTTCCGGGTCGGCGGGGCGCAGCTCCTCTACCCCGGCGACCCGACGGGCCCAGCAAACGAGGTCATCAACTGCCGGTGCTCCCTGTTCCCGGTGGTGCTGGGCGAAGAGATCGACTGGACAGAGAGGCAAGACCCGTGAGCAGAACTTGGAGTGCGGTGCTGGCCCGGCTGGGTGTGCCCACCGGTGACGGCCGCATCATCGACCCTGCGGGAGGCTCCTCGCGGGACCTGCCGCTGCCGTTGATGTGGCAGGAGCTGTCCGATGACGGCCACGGCGGCAGCCGCGTGGTGGGCCGGATCGAGACGCTGCGGATCGCAGACGGCATGGTGACTGCTACCGGCAGCATGCTGGAGGACATCCCCTACTCGGTCACCGAGCAGCTGGAAGCGGGCGTGGTCGGCCCTTCGGTGGACCTCGACGACATCGAGTACGTGATGGACGCCGAGGAACGGCTGATCATCACCCGGTGGCGGGTGTCCGGCGCCACTCTGGTCAGCATCCCTGCGTTCGCCGAGGTGTCCCTCACCCTCGACCCGGAACCGGCCGAGCCCATGCCGGATATGACCGAGCTCCAGGACGTGCCCGTCGAGGACTGGCTCTACGCTTCCGCGCGCCCAGAAGCGCTTCCGCCTGCCGACTGGTTCCAGCGGCCGGACGTCGACCGACTCACCCCCCTCACCGTCACCGACACGGGCCGGGTCTTCGGGCACATCGCTGGTTGGGACACCTGCCACGTCGGTCTCCCTGGATGCGTTACCCCGCCGTCGTCGCCCACCGGCTACACGTACTTTCACGTCGCCGAGCAGCGCACCGCAGACGGCGTCACGCTGCCTGTAGGAACGCTCGTAGCCGGGCCGCGACACGCGGACGCCCAGCTCGCCTTCCGGGCCGCGCAGGAGCACTACGACGACCCCAGCGCGGCCGTCGCCCGCGTGGTGGCAGGCGAGGACGAGCACGGGATCTGGGTGGCCGGCTGGCTGCTCCCCGGCGCCACGCCGGAGGCGTTGGACGTGTTCCGGTCGTCGCCGGTGTCGGGTGACTGGCGGCGGGTGGGCGGCAGCCTGGAGCTGATCGGCGTGTGTTCGGTGAACACGCCGGGCTTCCCCGTTCGCCGGGTGCACTTTGCGTCGGGTGCGCAGCGGGCCCTGATCGGCTCGTTCGGCATCACGCCTGAGCCGGGGGCCTACCCGACGCGGGACGCGTTCGGCGACAGGGCAGTGGACGAGGCCGAGCAGGCGCGTGCCCGGTGGGCGTGGGCTGCAGCAACGACGAACATGGAGGCGTGACATGGGCTGCAACTGCGGGGGCAACAGGACGCTCCTCGACTACCAGGTGACCCTGCGGCACGACGGCTCCACACAGACCGTCACCCACGAGCAGGGCGGCCTCGTGGCCGTCCGACAGCTCCTCGCCAAGTCCCCCAAGGGCGGCACCTACAAGGCCGTCGCCTGCCCGAAGTAACACGCCGCGTACCTGGCGGCCCTTACAAGCTGCCCGGTACGCGGTACCCTGCCAGAGATTGCTTCGATGCTGGCGGTGGGCCGGTCGAGCGAACGAGACACGTAGTTGTCGTTCTGCCGATCGGAAGGAGACCCGCCATGGCAGAGCAGACCCCGGAGACCACCGAGCCCAACGAGCCGGCCGTCTTCAACATCGCCGAAGCCACCGACGAGCAGCTGCTCGCCGAGTACGGGCGCGTCCGTCAGGCCGGGCAGGAACTCTCCGCCAAGGCCGACGCCGACCCCGCCGAACTCACCGGCCTCTCCACCCAGCTCCAGGAACTCTCGGCCGCCGTCGCCGAGCGCAAGACCCGCGCCGAGACCACGCAGGCCTCCCGCGACGCGTTCGCGGCCGCGCCCGAGCTGACCATCCCCACCCAGGTCATCCCGGCCCCCGCCGTCGAGACCCCGGCCACCCAGGAGTCCGCCGTGGAAACCCCCGCGCCGGTCCCGTCCGTCTCCCAGATGGCCGTACAGAGCCGTCCCGAGCCGACGACCCCCGCGCCCTCCACGCTCAAGACCACCGCCTACGTCTCCCCGATGGCGGCCGGCCTCCTCAACGTCCCCGTGGACTCGGTCTACGCGAACCACGGCGACATCAGCCTCGCCCTGATCAAGAACGCCGGCCAGTTCGGCGTCAAGGGCGCGCCCGGCACCACGCAGACCATCGCCCAGTTCCGCACCGAGGGCCGCAAGCACGTCATCAACACCCTGGACGGCCAGGAGACGATGAAGACCCTGCGTGAGGCGCGCCGGGAGTCCCAGTTCTCCTCGCAGGGCGGCAACCTGGCCAAGGCGTGGCAGAAGCAGGTAGACGCCACCGGATCCCTCACCGCGGCCGCCGGGTGGTGTGCCCCGTCCCAGAACGACTACAGCCTCTGCACCACGTGGGACGCCGGGGTCGGTCTCCTCGACCTCCCGACGGTCACGGTCACCCGAGGCGGCATCAACTACACGGACGACCCCACGTTCCAGTCCATCTACGCGAACGCCGTGGCCGCCGGTGGTGGCTCCAACTTCCTCACGGAAGCGCAGGTCATCGCCGACACGGCCAAGACCTGCTCCGAGATCCCCTGCCCCACGTTCGAGAACCGGCGCCTCGACGTCATGGCGCTGTGCATCCGCGTCAGCTTCCTCCAGGCGGCCGGCTACCCGGAGGTCGTCGACGCCTGGGAGAACGGCCTGCGTGAGGCGCACATGCAGGAGATGAACCGGCTGATCATCGCCGACATCATCGCCCGTGCCGGTGCCGCCACCGTGCTCGCCCCGCTCGACGGCGCGAACGGCGACTCGTTCACGAGCGCGCTGCTCGCCGGCCTGGAGGTCGCGGCCACCGACACCAGGTACCTGTACCACCTGAACCCGACCTCCACGGTGGAGGTCGTCCTCCCGATGTGGATCCCGGCGCAGATCCGTGCCGACCTGTCCCGCCGCACCGGCGACACCGGCGGGCTGCTCTCCGTCTCGGACAGTTACATCGCGTCGCTCTTCTCCCAGCGCAACATCCGCGTCCACTGGGTCCGCGGCTGGCAGGACGGCCTCATCACCGGTGGCGCGCTGGACCCGCTGTTCCCCGGCGGTGACATCACGGCGCCGTACTCCATGACGGCTCTGCCGAACGACGTGTCGTTCCTCATGTGGCCGGCCGGGTCCGTCGCTGTGGCCCGTCAGGACGTCGTCACGCTGACCAACGTCTACGACGCTGCCAGCCTCGCGCAGAACGAGTTCACGTCGCTGTTCGCGGAGGAGGGCTTCGCGCCGATCTACCCGTGCCCCGGGCAGCGCCTGTACACGCTGGCCGACCTGTGCGTCGGCGGCATCACCGGTGCGGCGCAGATCAACTGCGCCGCCTGATCCTCCACCTGATCCGGCGCCCCCGCTCGTCGTCCCTGTGGCGGGGGCGCCACCCAGGACCAGAAAGGAGGGACCATGGCAGTCATTCAGTCCAACCGGCAGCTTGTACCGCCCCTGCCTCGGCAGCGGCGCCGCTACGGCCTGTTCAACGCGGCCACGCTGATCCCGATGGACAGTCGCATCATGGCGTCGGGCCTCCAGTTCTTCGCCGATGACTGCGGCAACTTCACGGAGCTGTACGACCCGGCGTGCGGCGTCGAACCAGAGATCAAGACGCCGAACGAGGGCACCGAGCTGGTCGGGACCGACCCGTTCTGGGTGGAGACCCGTCTGCGCTGCGGCACGGTCGGG